ACCACCTAGCCACCCGTAAAGGTACCCAACCGAAAGCCCCCGAAGTCCGGGGGCTTTCTCGCGTCACGAAGGAGAAGAGACAATGTCCGGTCTAGACGGATTCGGCACGAAGCTGCTTCGCAGCGACATGGAATCATCCCCCACGTTCACCGAACTGGCGGGGATCACGAGCATCAGCGGACCCGGCATCTCGAGGGAGATCCTCGACGTGACCGCCCACGACTCCGCGGACGCCTACCGGGAGTTCCTCGGCGGGGTGAAAGATCCCGGTGAGGTGTCGGTGGACGTCAACTACGACCCGGCCGTCCACGACGTGTGGGTCGACGATCTCGACGACACCGACCCCCGCGACTATCAGTTGGAGTTCCCCGAGGGGACCGTCTGGGCGATCAAGGCGCTGCTCACGTCGTTTGAGCCGACCGCCCCGTTCGACGACAAGCTCACCGCGTCGACGAGCTTCAAGGTGACCGGCAAGCCCGTCATCACCCCGGCATGAGCCTCCTCACACGTGACCTGATCGACGGGGCAGACGACCTCCCCTACGAGGACGTCCCGGTTCCCGAGTGGGGCGGCACGGTCCGTCTCCGGACTCTGACCGGATCCGAACGAGACGAGTTCGAGGCGTCGGTGGTATCCCAGAACGGGACGAACCGGCGGGTCAACCTGAAGAACGTCCGGGCGAGGCTCGTCAGCCTGTGCCTGGTCGACGAAGAGGGCAACCGGCTGTACACCAATACTGATGTGGCGAAGCTCGGGAAGAAATCCGCCAAGGTCCTCGACCGGTTGTTCGACAAAGCCCAGAAGCTGTCCGGGCTCACCGACGACGACGTAGAGGAGCTCGTTGAGGGTTTCGGGACCGCCCCGAACGACGAGCCTGGTTCCGAATAGCCGCACATCTCGGTATGACGGTCCGTGAGGCGCAGACCCGCATGGATTCGCGGGAGTTCGCCGAATGGCTCGCATACGAGAGGCTGACCGGTCCGCTCGGCGGTGAACGGGGCGACCTCCACACGGCGATCGTCGCCGCGACCGTCCACAACCTGTGGGCGAAACGGCCCCGCAAGCTGCGGGACTTCATGCCGCAGTGGGCGCAGAAACGTCAGACCGTCGACGAGCAGCTCGCCTGGGTGAAAGCCATGAACAAGGCGTTCGGTGGGACCGTGGAAGGAGGCGACGAGTGAGCACTCTTGCTGAGCTGATGGTGAAGATCGGGGTGGACGACTCCGACCTCGAGAAGTCCATTTCCTCTGTGGGCACGAAGGTCGGCGCGTTGGCGACCGGTATCGGCGCCGGCCTTGAGGGGTTCGCCCGTTCTCAGCAGGAACGGAACGTCGCTCTGGAGCAGATGGGCCGTGTGACAGGTGAAGGGTCCGACGCGTTGCGGGAGATGGCCACCGACCTTCAGAACGTGACCCTTCCGATGGAAGACGTCGTGTCGCTGATGGAGACCGCCACCCAGCGGGGCCTCCGCGGTGACGCCATCGCCGAGTACGCCACCTTCTGGGACATGGTCGGTGACGCCACCGGTGAGGCGGGCCCGGCGCTCGGCAAGGCGGGGGTTGCGCTCGGTCAGGTTGGTATCGCCGCCGGGGATGAGGCGAAAGCGTTGGACGCGTTCGGGTTCATCACCGACAACACCACCTCCTCGATCGAGGGGTTCCTGGGGTTCATCGAGAAGACCGCCAACGAGCTCGGGGATGCGACCCCCGACATCAACGACATGGCCGGCGCTCTCGGCGCTTTGGAGGATGCCGGGTTCTCGTCGTCGCGGGCGCAACGTGAGCTGCGTTCGGCGTTGTCCGCGGCAGACGGGGACATGCTCGCCGCACTTGAAACCCTCGGCATCAGCCAGGAAGCCTATGAGGCTCAGGTTGAAGCGGTCGGTGCGTCGTCTGGCGCCATCGAGGCCAACGCTCAGGCGTACGCCGACTCGTTCACGCCGATGCAGAAGATGCAGGCGAAGATCGAGAACCTGATGACCAAATACGGCGGGCTGGCAGACGCTGCCGGGATGGTCTCCGCCCCGCTGTCGTCGGTCGGTGTCGCGATGATGGGTTTCTCCCGGCTCGCTCCCGGGTTCATCGGCCGTATCGGTGCGATGGTCGGCGCGATCGGCACGAAGATCACCGCGCTCGGCACGTGGGCCGCGGCGACTGTCGCGCAAGGGGCGAAAGCGTTGGCGTCGATGGCCGCCACCTCCGTCAAGTTCGTCGCCCACTACGCCCGGATGGCTGTCGCGTCGCTCGCCTCCGCGGCGAAGATCGCCCTGTCGTGGATCATCGCCATGGGTCCCATCGCCCTCGTGATCGCCGCCGTAGTCGGCCTCGTCGCCCTAATCATCGCGAATTGGGACACGGTGAAGAAGTGGACGAAGAAGGCGTGGGAATGGGTGTCCGAGAAGATCGCTGCCGTGTGGGACTGGATCAAAGGTGTCGTCTCTGGCGGGGTGACAGCGGTGGTCGGGTTCTTCACCAACCTGCGGGACAAGATCAAGGCTGCGGTCACCGCCGTACGGGACTGGGTGATCGAGAGGTTCGGTCAGTTGGTGACCGGCGCGATCGGCAAGGCTGTCGAACTGGTCGACTGGATCCGGGGGCTGCCCGGCCGCATCCTGTCCGCCATCGGGAACCTGGCGATGCTGCTCGTCGACGCCGGCAAGTCCGTCGTCGTCGGCTTGTGGGAGGGGATCAAGTCGATGGGCGGTTGGCTCGCCGACAAGATCGGCGGGTGGGTGAAAGACAAGATCCCCGGTCCGATCGCGTCGGTGCTTGGCATTTCGTCCCCGTCGAAAGTGACCGCCGGGTTGGGTGGTGAGGTTGTCGCCGGGCTCGCCCTGGGCATGTCGAAGGATCTGCGTCTGGTTGAGCGGTCCGCCATGCGTCTCGCCGCCGCTTCTATCCCTGAGATTTCGGGTGTGCGGACGGCTGGCGTGTCGACTGATACGGGCGACCAGATGGCGGTTCCTGCCGTCTCTGCCGTCTCCGGCGCCTCGGCGAACCGTGCTGGCTCCCAGCCGCCCATCTACATCGGCAACGTGTACGGCTGGGATGACTTCGTGAAGAAGGTCCGGGAGGCGGGCGTGGACATCAACCGGCTCGGCTGGCAATGACCCAGCCGGAAGTGACGGTCGAAGCAGCGTTCGGCTCGTCCATGTTCGACGCCTCCCCGTCGTGGACTGACATCTCCGCCTACTTCCGATCGGGGGACACAGCGAGAGGTCGGGCGTCGGTCGATCAACGGTTCGAAACCGGCACAGCGTCGCTGGTCTTGGACAACCGGGACGGCCGGTTCACCGCTGACAACCCATCCTCCCCGTACTACCCGGACGTGAAGATCGGCGTGCCGATCCGCATCACTGCCGAATGGGCCTCCGTCACCTACCCGGTGTTCTACGGGACAGCCAGGTCCTGGCCTCCGGACTATCCGACCGGGAACATCGACTCCACCGTCACCGTGCCGATCGCTGACGGGTTCTACAACCTGAACCTCGAGGACCTGGCCGGGGAGTCGTTCGACGCTCAACCGACTGATGAGCGGATCATCGCCGTGCTCGATGCTATCGGCTGGCCCGCAGCCCTCCGCGACATCGACGACGGGGTGGCGACTGTTCAGGCGACCGATGTGGCCCAGCCGAACGACGGCGGCGAGCAGCCTGCCCTCGCCCACCTCCTCGACGTGGCCGAAGCAGAGGTGGGCGTGTTGTTCATGGGACGGGACGGCAAAGTCACCTTCCGGAACCGGGTCGCCATGTCCGCCATCGCATCGGCCGCCACCTTCGATGGTGAGGACTATCAGGAGATCGGCCTCCGATACGACGACTCGATCCTTTACAACGACATCAGGGTCGCCCGTGAGGACGGCATCCAGGTCACCTACATCAACTCGAGCTCGGTCACAGCGCATGGGCGGCGGGTGCTGACCCGGGACGTGATGCCGATGGGCAACGACCCCGAAGTGCTCAACGTCGCCGAGTGGCTGTCGACTCTGTTCGGGGAGCAGCGGCTCCGTATCGAAGGGCTCAAGTTCAAACCGCTGAAGGACGCGACGCTGATGGCCAGCATGCTCGACCTCGACCTGCGTCAGGCCGTCACCATTCAGATGACCCCGCCCGGTGTGGACGCGATTTCTCAACTCTCCGCGATCGAGCATGTCCGACATGAGATCCGCCCGCAGGACTGGACGACGGTCTGGTCGGTGATCCCGCTCACCGAGTTGGAGCAGCGGGAGTTCTGGATTCTCGGCACGTCGGAGCTCGGCACCGAAACCCGACTCGCATAGGAGCCCCGCATGGCATATTCCACTCCGCGCACCTGGGCCACCGACGAGGTCGTGACCGCCGCCCATATGAACCAGGAAGTCCGGGACAACTTGGTCGCGGCGTTGCCGGACGAGGTGGCCGCGGTTGATTGGACCCCCACGTTGGAGGCGGCCGGGTCGAACCCTTCCACGTCGGGTGTGACCGGCCGACGGTGGCGGATCGGTCCCATCCAGTTTGTGCTTGCCCGGTTCGTTCTCTCCACCGCCGGGTCCGGCGAATACTTCGTGACCCTGCCCACCACCGCTACGGGGATCACCGCCAACACAGGCGCCGGGCTCGGTCAAGCGATCGGCACATTCCATGCTCGGGACATCACTCCGGCGTGGATGCTGCAGGGCAACGTCCTGTTGAAGACGGCAGACACGGTCGTGTTCCATGCGTCGTCATATGAGGGGGTCGTTGGCGGCGGGACCGAGTCCGGGATCTTGCAGCACAACGGCCCGCGGGAGTGGGGCTCCGGCGACGTGTTCTCATTCATGGCGTTCTACCCGGTCGCATGAACACGAACACTCTCCGCCGGTTGAACTGGCTGTGGAAGCATCGTCACACCCACGACGACGACAACGTTGCAGAGCAATTGCTCTTCGTCACCAGCGAAATCCAACAGCAGGTAGATTCGGTCGCGAGCGCAGCCAACGGCGCACGCATCCATCTGACCCGCACCGCCACCCAATCGATCGACGTGGGCGGAGAGGCGATCGAGTGGGACACGATTCACATCCCACCGGTCGGGTTCGACGGGGCCACGCCATTGCCTCGCGGTGACCTCCCGGTCGCAATGGCCGGCTACTACGACGTTCATGTGACGCTCGGCTGGGCCTCCTGGGCAGACGGCGGATCCGTGTGGGTTACCCGTGAGCGTGACGGGGCGGAACAGACGATGTGGCCGCCCGCCGACGACCCGGGCGTGTGGACGGCTACCGGAGCGTCCAGGTTCTCGAACACGGCACCCGCGATCCCTTGCAAGACCGGTGATCTGATCCGCGTCTATGTTGACGCGGGTGATGCCTCGGCGCAGGACCTGGCGTCGGCGACCCTGGCGCTGTATCTGGTAGAGCGGGCGCCGGATGTGACCGGACCGATCCTCGTCACACCGGGGGTCGCCACCCGTCCAGCGTCACCTACCAACGAAGTGTTCCACGACGTCGAATACGAGCTGTTCTACACGTCGGGCACGGTGATGGTGTCGCGTGAGTCGGACGGGACCGGCGCCTACACGGTGGACAATGCCATCGACATCCACGTGAACGGCGTGTTGGAGCACACCGACTTTACGGATCCTCCTGCCGCCCGAGGGCCGACCGATATTTCCTCGTTCCTGAATCCGGGGGTGAACACGGTGCGGATCGTCCTCCGCGATCAGGGCGGCACGGACGTGTCGTCAACGTCAATCTGGATCGTGCCGGAGGTATGACCTGATGGGATGGATACCTGACCCAGGCGGTGTCACCGACCACGGGGCGCTCACCGGGCTGGCAGACGACGACCACCCGCAGTATTCGCTGGTGTCCGGTGCGCGGGCGTTTACCGGCGAGGTGGCCGGTGTCACCCCAACGGTGGACGCGTCGCTCGCGACGAAGGGATATGTGGATTCGGTCGGTGGCGGCGCGACCGTCATCCACGGGGCCACCCCACAGTCGGACGGGTCGCTTCGGTTCGCCTACGGCGTCGACGCCTCCGGTAGGCCTACCTACACGGCGGCAGGCACCGCCGACAGTCTTGCAATTGTGATCCAACAGTCTGACGGCCGCTACGCGGTGAGAGAGGTTTGACATGGCAGACGTGACGTTCGTGCGGGCGACCGGTGGCGGCCGAGAGGACCTATCCACGGTGGCGGCGGCAGGTACCACCGAAACCCTCAACCTGGCCGACGGAAACGTCCACGACGTGACCCTCGACGATGACTGCACGTTCACATTCTCCGGGACTGTCGCGTCGGTCGCCTGCGGGTTCACACTGGTACTCCGCCAGGATGCCACCGGGTCGCGTCTCGTCACCTGGCCCGCTTCGGTGGACTGGCCGGGAGGTTCCGCACCCACCCTTTCTACCGGTGCGAACGATGTGGACGTGTTCACGTTCCTCACCATCGACAACGGGACCACCTGGTTCGGGTTCGTCGCCGGACAGGACCTCTCGTGAGTCTCCTGGCCCGTCGGCTGTCTGTCGGCGCAGAGTTCACGCCCCTTCCCGGCGGCGACTTCGACTTTCCCAGCCCCGTAAGAGACCGGGCAATCACCGAACTCAACGGTGCCAGCTCTCCCGGAACCATCAACTACCCGGCCTCCGTCTCCGCCGGCGACCGCCTGATCCTGTGGCTTGCCGGTGACACCGCCCAGACGTTCGGGGTGTCCGACTGGACCGAACTCGACCAGGTCTCAGGTACCGACTCGTTCGGTCTGTTCTGGAAGACCGCCGACGGGACCGAAGGCGGCACCACGTTTTCTGTCACGTTCACCACTAACAGTCGTGATATCTCCGCCATCGTGTGGGCGGTCCCGTCGGTAGGTGATGTGGAAGCGACCGCCATCCAGACAGGCACCGGTGCCTCGATCACCCTCCCCGACCTCACTCCCGCCGCCGGGGAAGACCAGTACCTGTGGCTGGTACTGGTCGGCTTCAACGGCGGCGCCAACCTTGTGACAGAATGGCCAGACGGGGTAGGAGGATGGTTCCATTCGGCCGCCCCCGGCTCGTCGGTGTCCGCCAACGCAGGCGAGTTCGTTCTGACCGCCGCATCGGACGGCCTCAGCACAGTCACACTGACCGGAAGTGTTTTCAATGGTGCCGCTATCGCCGCGGTTCCTGTTGTAACAGCCGACGTATCCGAATATCCGCGACCGGTCGGCGTTGCCGAATCCGTCTGGGGGACCTTGGCTTCAACCCAGACCATGAACCTTCCGTCCGGGATTGTCTCGGGTGACATTCTTGTCGCTGAAGTTTCTGTCGGCTCCGACCGGACACCCACGATCACCGGTTGGGACACTGTCGCCACCGACAACCAGTCCACCTTCATCCGTACACGCATTTTCAAGAAGGTCGCGGACGGTGGCGAAGGGTCCACCGTCACTGTCGATCTTGACGGGACTGCGAAAGGGTCGGCGATATGCCGACGGATCGAGAACGCTGACGCTACGAAGATCGAAGCGGCAACCGCGGCCGCTCTCGAAGCGGCGATCACATTCCCGACGCTCACTCCAGCGGCCGGGTCCGACAAGATCCTATGGATCGTCGGGGCGGGAGTACTCGAAAGCAGGACACCGTTCTTCTGGCCGCTCGGAATGTTCGAGTCACCCGCCTGGATTCGGGGCGGTGCCGGCACCACCGACACCGCCTCCTACTCGCAGGCCGTTTTTGCGGAGGCGTCGTCGCTGTCGCCCGCTGCCGGTGAAATCGTGAACTCCCGCAAAGTCGCCTTCGTCATCGCCGTATATCCGTGAGTGTTGGGGTTCCGGTCAGTGCTCCCCGGGAGGCTCCCCCTGGGATACCCGCCGGAGTGTCCGGCGAGCGTTGGTCACCTCAAGCCAGACTGCGACCGCCACCCACACGACGATCACACCCACACCCGCAACAACCCACCTCATAACGCTTGCAGTGCTTTCACCCCGGTCACCGTACCCGCCAGCCAGGAGACTTGCTATGCCCCCTGACTTCCTCGCGCTCGGAGGTTGCAATGGCCGAAACCACCGATGAACTCCTCGCGCACCTGTCCCACCGGTTGAAGGACATGCAAGAGTCAATTGAACGGGTCGAACGGGGCATCTTCGGCGACTCAGAGATCGGCCATCGGGGACTCGTCAAACGAGTAGACGACCTCGACCAAGCCGAGCGAGGCGCCACCGCAATCCATCAGGCGATCGAAGAACGACGCGCCGCCGGGGACAAACGAGCACACGAACGCATCGACGACACCCACAAGAAGGTCGACGTGATCGAACGGTCCGTCCTCACCGAAGTCGCCCGAGTCGAAAAGAAGATCGACCGGCTCCTGTGGGCGTTCGTCGGGGCCGGCGTCGTCTCCGGCGGGTCAGTCGCCGCCATAGCCCGCATCGCCGGCATCTAGGTTCGGAGGAACACCCGCATGACCGACCGTTATCTGTCGCGCGCCGACTGGGGTGCCAACACGACCCTTCCCCGGCTCGGTTTCAACGTCGACCCGGCCAGACGCACCGAAGTCCACGTCCACCACACCGCCGCGGTGGACACATCGGATTTCACCAAGAACCGATGGACAATCAAGAACGCCATCAAATACCAGCGGCAGCTACAGACCATCCGCCCCGACTTGGGCAAGGACATCCCCTACACCGAAGTGTTCTACGTCCTCGAGAACCTGGATGTGGCGATCATGGAAGGCCGCGGACTGTCCCGCACCGGGGCACACACCGCCGGTCACAACACGGCCGGGTTCGGCTGGGCGGTCGCCGGGAACTTCGACCTGGGCGACCCTCCCGCCATAGACGTGGTGATCGCATCCATCGACAATCGGATTCGTTGGCTCCGCAAGTCCGGGTTCCCGAACCTGACCGACACGCACCCGGCAGGCCGGATCGTGTACGGGCATCGGGACACGAAAGCGACAGCCTGCCCCGGGGCGCACTTGTTCGCGGCTCTCCCACGGATCACCCTCGATCCGCCAATCCCTCCCCCGACTGGTACACCAGACGACGCCCCTGCCGACGATGTGGCGATCCTCGCCGCCCCCACTGTGACATTGCCGCAGTTGCAACGCTACGCCACCGCCCGCGGAGCCACCGCCCGCTACCGCGAACTCATGGTCTACGTCTGGCCCGAGTCGGCCGCCTACGGGGTCGATCCGGCGGTGCCCGCCGCCATCATGGATCATGAGACCGCCGGCGGACACTTCGGTGGCGTGCTCGGTCCGGAGCATCACAATTGGGGAGGCATCAAGACCACCGCCGGCGGCGACAACGATGATCCCGCCGCACACGCCCGCTTCCCCGACGACGAGACCGGCGTGCGGGCGGTGATCCAGCATGCCGCCCTCTACGCCGGACTGTGGATACCCGGCGAGTTGCGTGTCGATCCCCGCCACTTCGATTCGATCCGCGGGACTGCCCGGTCGCTCCTATCCGACGGTTGGCGGTGGGCCGGCCCCGATCACGGTCCCAACGTCGCCGCCAAAGTCCGCCGCATCCGTGCCGCCTGATATCAAAGGAGAACCACATGACGAAGATGACCTGGCCCGCCATCACCGAACGAGCCCTCTGGACGTCGATCGAATCCGCCCTGGCTGTGATCGCCGTCGAATCGCTACTCGATGTGAACATGCCGATCCTCGCAACGGTCGGAGCGACCACCCTCTTCTCATTCGCCAAGTCGGTCGCTGTCCAACGACTTCAGGTCTTGGGACGCATCGGCACCGAATGAGGAGGTGCGGGATGGATCCGTGGCTTCCCTGGGTCATCGGCGGAACCGTCGTGGTCGTCATCGCCATCCTGCTGTTGATCCCCCGCTTGTGGGGTGGTGACGACCCACCCGGCTAGGATCGCCTCGACTGACAATCTGTGCTCGAAGAACGCCCCTCGGCCAACGTGCCGGGGGGCTTCTTTCGTCCCGAAACCGGCCCGCCGAATGACAGACTCTCACTCCTCCTCGTCGTGGTTGATCGCCCACACGACCCCCTCGACCTGTTCGTCGGTGGTCCGCACGTACAGCCTGGTCGTTTCCAACCGGACATGCCGCGCGAACCGGGCCACCGCTGCGATGTCCGGTGTGTGGTCGTTGGCGTTGGTGATCGCCGTGTGGCGGAGCACATGCGGCTGTATGTCGCCGATCCCCGCCTCGTTCGACACCTTGCGCACCCATTTCCACACGGTTGTGTCGGTGACATGCTCCCGGCCCCGTGACCCGGGGAACAGGTACGGCCCGTCGCGACGATAGGTGCGGAGCTGCGCGGTGATCTTCGGATGCACCGGCATCGGCCACGTCTCGTCGCCTTTGCCGAGCACCTGATACCAGGTCCCGTCGAACCGGTCCCAACGCATCGTGGCGATCTCATGGACCCTCAACGCCATGTGCAACGCCACGGTGACGACCAGTCCTTCAGGGTTCCAATGCCGGGCCGTCTTGGACAGCAGCCGAGCCTCATCCTTGGAGAGGGCCCGGTTCCGATAGTGCGGTTTCTTCGGAACCTGTATCGCCCCGACCGGGGAGTCGTGTCGTTCGATCATCTGGTAGTACCAGCGCAACGCCGACCGTAACTGTCTGCGTCTCGTGTGGGTCTTAGGGAACGATTCGCTCAGTGCACGCAGTTGGAGTGCTGTGGCACGCTCAAGATCGACGTCTGCCCCGTCGCACCATTCCAACGCTTGTCGGAGTCTCAGGTCATAGGCCCTGATGGTGTTGTCCGCCAATCCAGACGCGACGAGGTGGTCGCGGAATCTGGACAAGGTGACGGTCATGGTGACACCACATGCACGACCGTCGATAGGCCGGACGCCCCCTATACGGCTTCGGCGTACTCCCCGGTGAGGTCGAGTATCAGTTCGATCTGTCCGGTGATCGGGTCGTGGTAGTTCCATTCGTCCACAACATGGAAGTTGCGGTCGATGGCACAGCCGATGCAGTCGCCCAAAGCGTGGTCGATGCGCGAACGGTTGATCGGCTCAGGATTGAGATACCCCGGAATAGCTTCCTTGAAGTCGCGAAGCTTGTTCAGCGGCTCGGTCAGCCAGTCGAACGACTCGCCGGTGACTTGAGCGACCGCCCACACTAGCCGAACCTCGGCATCCCTCCCCGCCTTCTCGGTGCGAGAGATGATCGACCGGCTGATGATCGAACCCACCAGAGCTGACACTCGATCAGCGAGTTGCGCCTGTGTGAGGTTCGCGCCTACACGCGCCTGCTTGAGCCTCTTTGCGACTTCGGGGTCGCCGGGGATTCCTTCCTTCTTCATTGCCGTACCTTCTGGTCGGTGGTGCTCCTGTCCATCGCACCTTACGCATGGTGCGTATCTGATGTCAAGGGGAATCATTCTCTACGCAAGGTGCTTGACATTGGAGCAGCGTGCGCATTACTGTACATCCCCATGGCTGGAATATCGCAACGAGACATGGCCGACGTCATCTTCAGAACCAGAGGACCCGGCTATCCGATCCTCGAGTTCATCGCAGACAGGCGGGACGGCGGTGCCTCCTGGCAGGACATCGCAGAGCAGATCGCAGAGATCACCGACAACGCCGTGACGGTGGGCCGGGACACGGTTCGCAGATGGCACGAAGCGGCGCTCGAGGCCGTCGCATGAGCTTCCTGTACCGCATCGACCTGATCGTCCGCCTGTCCGAATGGCGGGCTGACCGTCGCCTCACCCGGAGCCTCCCATGGTTGATGTGAGAGTCCCCTGTCTGATCTGCACTGACGCGGTCATCGACTCGACGGAGTTGACGTTGATCGCCAACCAGGATTCGATCGACTACTCGTTCACCCATTGCGGGACCGAGACGAGACGGTACGCCACCCGTGACATGGTGCAGGTTGCGCTCGCTCTCGGAGTGCGGATCGTCCACGCCCAACCGGTCGCCCGCACCCACTGTTCCTGCGGCACTCGCCTCTTCGACCTGGGCGGTCTGGTCGCATGCCGGAACTGTGACACACCGACACCGCTTCCCCCGTCGGACCGTCAGGTCGCGCGATGAGCGACACCGTCCGTCACCATTTGGAGCAGGCGTGGCTGGCGTCTCTCGACGCCGATCCTCTCACATGGCATAACGATCCGTTCGCACAGCTCATCTTCGAGATCGGCCAGAAGTTCGACGAGGTGGAACCGGATCGTCTGCCCCTCGCTGTCGAAAGACGGATCGCATGATCCGCAACGTCTGGCAGCAGACCGACATTCCCGGCGTCTGGGTGAACGGTGGCGTCGCCTTCGACTTCCCGGCAGCCGACTGGCGGACCGTCATCCTCGTATTCGCTGCCGTCGCCCTGGTCACGTTCGGACGGCTGGTGTTCACCCCATGAGCATTCGCTGTCATGACGGAGACCCCCAAGGCGCCGGGTTCGATCATTCGTGGCGGCCGCCACAGTTGGATCGTGAGCCGTACGGCGAACCGTTCCGATCCTGCGCGTGGTGTGGGTCGATCCACCCTGACGATCTACTGGCTCTCGCCGACGCGCACCCGCTGACCGGTGAGATGGCCGACCGGAAGTACGGGTGGCCGCACAAGGTGTACATCAACGGGATACCCAACCCGCATGTGGGCGTCGACGTGTGGTCCGGTGGACGTTCGATCGGGTCCCGTCCGAAGCTCGACATGCTCCCGGCAGGCTCCAGGGTCTACTACGCCCAGTCGCTCGAGCGGGAAGCCACCGACGTCGAGCTGTTCGAGGCCGGCTGGGAGATCCAGGTGACGACCACCACCGTCAGCGTCGTCAGCGTCGTCGGCACCCGGGTGGATCGTGAGTGGTCGACTGAGTCGTTCCATCAGCCGAACCGGCGCCCTGCCCCGGCCGCCACCCACGCCAAGTTCTACACGATTCACCTGCTCGACTGCGACCTGGATCAGGCCCGTCGTGTGTCCCAGCTGGTCGAGACGCTCACCGGTTGGACGGTCATGCCGCTCGCCGACGGACGTCTCCAGTGGGTGGCCCCGTGAGACGTCTCCTCACCGACATGCAGATCGTCGGGCTCGTCATCGCTGTCTGCTGGCTCGTCTTTTATTTCGGCCCGATCTTCCTTCAAGCGCTGCTGGATCCGTACGCCGACGACTTCGAAGACGTCGACGAACTGGCACAGCGGGACAGGTTTCCCGACCGCCCGAACCTCCCACGGTCGGGAGGGGAGAGGCCGGGCTGACCGGTCCTGGACAGCCACGCCCTGGCCTCTCCCCAAGCACAACGCAAACCAGCGGCATCGACCCCCGTGAGGAACGCCGATGCCGCCGATACGGAAGGAACAATACATGCGATTCACAGTCTCTGAGGACGCTCCGAAGGGCGCCCCCTATCAGGTGGGTGTCACCTACAAGGCGAACGGTGAGATTCTCGACGAGCCGATCTGCAGCGTGTGTGGCGGGCGGCTGATCGGCCGTGAGATCGACCGGGGCGTCTGCGGACACGATGACCGGCGGCACGCGTGAACGCCGATACATATTTCAAGGCCCTGGACGGCTACCACCCGGCCCACGGTGGGAATGGCCGCTACCCCGGTGTCGGCCGGTGGACCCGCCATCTCGACTCGACCCGTTTGGAAGCCTGCGAATACGGCTTCCATCTGGCGAAGGGTCCGCAAGTGGTGCCGTGGCTGTCCCCCACCCTCTACATTGCCGAACCCTGTTCGGAGCATCCGCCCGTCGACGCTGGCGACAAGTGGGTGACATGCCGGGTCCGGCTCGTCGAGAAGCTCGTCCGGTGGGATGAGCGGACGGCCCGCCTGTTCGCCGCTGACTGCGCCGAGGCGGTATTGCTGGGTGAGCGGGCGTCGGGTCGGGAGCCGGACGAGCGGTCATGGAATGCTGTGGCGGTAGCCCGCCGCTTCGCGATCGGAGACGTGTCGGCGGCGGATTTGACCGCCGCCAGGGCCGCCGCCTGGGCCGCCGCCTGGGACGCCGCCAGGGACGCCGCCAGGGCCGCCGCCTGGGACGCCGCCAGGGACGCCGCCAGGGACGCCGCCAGGGACGCCGCCAGGGCCGCCGCCAGGGACGCCGCCAGGGACGCCGCCAGGGACAGCCAATACCAGCAGCTCGTCGCCTACCTGACTGGTGACCCGATCCCAGAGGTCCAAGCACTGTACGGGAGGGCCGCGTGAACCCAGCACCTCAAGCCCAAGTGGACGGGGAGATCGCCGACCTGACCGCTGTCACATTCTCCGGCACCGCACTCATCGACCGTGCGCTGCTCCGTGACGAGCGGATCGCGTTCACTCTGATCGGCACGGTCAAGGCGATCAAAGTGCAGGCGAAGAACGGGGCGGTCGTCCGTACCCATTCTGTGGCTGTCGAAACGGTGGCGGAGCCGGGCGAGGAACTCATCGAAGATGTCACTGATCTGTTGCGGGCGGTGGAGGACCTGCGGGAGGGCCGCCGACCGTTGCCTCTCGAGGATGAGGACGGCGACGAATGACCCTCTACCTTGTCCAGCTGCGCGAACGGGGCGGGCAGCCGTGGTCGACGCCACGAGTGGTCCGAGCCGACGACCCTGAGACGGCCGCCCGACAGGCGTTCCCCGAACCCCCTTCGTCGCTGAACGTGAGACACGCCTGGGTCGCAGCACTGGCTGAACCGTACGCACCGACCCAAGTCGAGATCGACGTGCCCAAACCCACCTGGGGCAAGGCACGACCCGCACAACCTGGGGCACGTGAACCTCAACGGAAGGTCGAGGTGACGTCATGACCCCCGAACAGCGCACCGAGTGGCTCGCCTGGCGTCGGGAAGGGATCGGAGCGTCCGACGTGGCCGGGATCATCGGTATGTCCGAATGGTCCTCCCCTGTCGCTGTCTGGCTCGACAAGACCATGTCCGTCGACAAGACCGCGACCGAACCGATGGAGTGGGGTCTCATCTTGGAGGACACGATCACTGACGAGTGGGCCCGCCGCAACGGTCGGCTGATCGGCGCCCGCCAGGCGATGGCCTCCCGCATCGACGCCCCCCATCATCGGGCCACCGTCGACGCGTTGGATGTGACCGCCCCCGCCACTCCCCGCATCGTCGAAGTGAAAAACACCGCCGACTGGCCATGGACGGCACCACCGGACAAGTACCTGATCCAAGTGCAATGGCAGCTACACGTCATGGAACTGGATGAGGCGTCGATCGTGGCGCTTCATTCGGGGAACCGTCTCGCCGACTACCCCGTCGTCCGCGACGACAAGACCATCGGTCTGCTGGTGGAGCGGGTCGACCATTTCTGGCACACGTTCGTGGTCGCCGACGTGATGCCGCCAGTCGACGACACGAAGGCCACCCACACGTCGCTGAAAGAAGCTTTTGCAGATCCGTCCGACCGGCCTGTCGCCCTCGACGGTGACGTGGTGAAAGCGTTGGAACGGCACCGCGAACTGAAAGCCGAAATCAAGACTCTCGAGTCGGAGATGAAGGGCTGCGAGTCGCAGGTCTTCGCCGCCTTGGGTGATGCCACTATCGGGACAGTGGACGGGGATCCGGCCGTCACATGGAAGCTGGAAAAACGGGACGCCCACATGGTGAAGGCGTCGTCGTTCCGGAAGCTGCTCCGCAAGGGCGAGTACCGATGAGCGACCTCGCAGAGAGAGTCCAGAACGCCACCGTCGCCACCGACGAAGGCAAGAACCTCCTGACCCTGGTCCATGACATGCGGCCGGCGTTCGAACAGGTCCTCCCCCGGGTCATGT